GAGATCCTCAGCAATCGGCACCACGTCCAGGACGACGACATCCTGACGCCGTATGGCCGGTTCGATCGAGACGTTCCAGGCCTCGCAGTGGAGATCTGCGACAGGTCGAGCATGAACCTCGGACGCGGGCAGTGGGTCATCGTCCAGGAGCTGGTGGAGGAGGCACTTCGAGTCGGCTTCGCTGCGGCGCAAGGAGGACGCGGCTGAGTGTGGCCGTGTACGGGGACTAGGGATTCCAGGTGATGTAGGGGTCATTTGGGGGGAATCTCTGGTCCCCGGCTTGCTTGAGGCGGCTGGTGTGCGCTATGCTTGCCAGTATGCCTCCTACACAGCGCGCCGACGGGTCGGATCAGCCGACCTCACGTCGCCGTGTCTGTACTGCCACTACGGCTGCGGGTCAGCCGTGCCGCCGGACAGCCGTTGCCGGTCTGACCGTCTGCAAGTCGCATGGTGGAGGCACTGCCGCTAGCGTTCGAGCAGGGAAGCGCGCTGAAGCCAGCCAGCAGGCGGCGACCCTATGGGGCATCAGCTCGGACGCTAGCGGCATCTCCATCGAGGAGGAGCTCACCAAGCTCGCTCGGAACAAGCTGACCGACATCCTGGCCCTCCGTCTTGAGCTCAGCTCCGGAGGTCGTCACATCGGTCTGCTGATGGACTCCAAGGAAGTCACCGACACTGAGGTCGGTGAAGACGTGTTCACCACCGTCAAGAAGAAGCACTCCTCCGGCGTGTCGCCGTGGGTCGCAGAGCTTCACCGGGCAGAGCAGGAGTTGCTCGCCATCCTCCGTCTCCTCCAGGAAGTCACTGGGGGCACCGAAGAGGTAGACACTCGCCGCATCCGCATGCAGACCGCACGCGAGACCGCACGCCTGCTCAAGGCGTTCCCAGGCCTCAGCGCCGACGATGTTGCGGCGGAGGTGGCGAAGCGTGCGTCATGAATCCACGGCTCAGCTCGAGCACGACCTGGACTTCGTAGATCCCGAGGACTACACCTACGAGGACATCTCGGAGGACTTCGGAGTCTTCTGCAAGGCGTCCGGCATCCGCGAGAGCGCTCTCACCAAGGCTCTGATCGAGTCGATCGATCCGGAAGCACTGGACACGTCCCTCGGCTGTGTGGCCTACTCAACGCCTCCGCAGGAAGGCAAGACCACCTGGATCGTCCACTACATCGCATGGCAGCTCATCCGGAACCCGTGGCTCAAGGTCGTCTACGCGACGTACAGCCAAGCCCGTGCGAACGCGGTCTCTCGCCAGATCCGTGGGCTGGTGCGCCACTGGACCCCTCTGGCCGCTGGAAGCTCGAACGTTCAGCGCTGGGAGACTCGAGAAGGTGGCGGACTCCTGGCAGCCGGTCGAGGTTCGGCCATGACAGGCTTCCGGTCTGACCTGACCGTCATCGACGACCCCATCAAGGACATGGTGGAAGCTCAGTCCGAGCTGATCCGTGAGACGACCGTGGAGTGGTTCTCCTCCGTGGTCATGACCCGTATGTCCAACCTCAGCCAGATCATCGTGATCGCCACCCGGTGGCACAAGGATGATCTCATCAGCCACGTAGTGAAGCCCGACGTGCTCGGTGCCACCTACGTGAACATCCCCGCTCAGGCGGTCTCGGAGGACGACCTCCTTGGCCGTAATGTCGGGGAATGGCTCCCGTCAGTGCAGAACCGGTCGGAGCGCTCCTGGAACCTCATCAAGAGGGCCGTGGGCACTTACGTCTGGCAGGCACTCTACCAAGGTGACCCCCAAGTCACTGGCGGGAGCTACATCAACGCAGACAAGATCGACGTGGTGCCGTGGGAGGCTGTGGTCTACCAGGACCCCAACACCAAGGTCATGTCGACTCTGGACCGCGCGCTCATCATCCAGTCGTGGGACCTCACGTTCGGCGACATCGACACGGACGCCCGGAAGAAGCGCGCCACGGGCAGCTATGTGGCCGGACACGTGTACGCCATCATCGGCAGGAAGTTCGTGCTGGTGGACCGGGTGCATGAGCGCCTGACCTTCACGGAGAGCGTGAGTGCCATCCTGAGGATGTCAGCCCGCTGGCCCCAGACCAGCCGCATCTACGTCGAGAAGAAGGCGAACGGGGCTGCCATGCTGAACACGCTGCGCAAGCGTGCCGCTCTGATCAAGCCCGTGTCGCCTGAGGGCAGCAAGGAAGTCCGCGCGCTGGCAGCACAGCCCACCGTGGACGAGGGCAACGTGGCCGTGCTGGACACGGTCTACGATGAGGGCATGTTCCAGGAGTTCCGGGACTTCCCCTTCGGCAAGAACGACGACGACGTGGACGCACTGACGCAGGCCCTCAATCAGGCCCGTGTTGACTACTTCCAGATGAGGAGCTAGGGCAATGGCTGACGACAACAACATGACGGTGGTGGAGCGGCACCTGATCAACAGGACCCCTCCCACCTTCACCCAGTACTACAACGGAAAGATGTCCTTCGCCCTGCACGGCAAGGACTGGAACGAGTACGTTGCCGAGGCGTTCCCCGAGCTGTCCAAGCAGGAGACCAGCGAGAACGTCTACAAGACCATCATCGACCTGTACGCGGAGAACCTCGTCCCCGTGCCCGAAGAGCTGAGGGGCTTCAGCAACGTGCTGGTTCCCCTCCTGTCGCGTGGGGAGTGCCCGGTGGTGGTGGACTCCGCGGGTACTCCCCACTTCCCCGAGCACTACGAGATGATGAGCGACGGGGTCTGGACCATCACGGCCATCTGGACCCGCAGCCTGAAGGAGATGAAGGACTTCCTGACCTTCGTCGACAGCAGCGGGGTCAGCAAGCTGTACGCCAAGGACATCCCCGACGACTTCACCGCAGCCACCCCCGAGGGCTACGAGTTCGTCGAGACCAAGACCGGCAACGAGCTGTTCCGCTTCGCCCTGGACGACAGGGGCTTCGGCGGCTCGCTCCAGGCCCTCCAGGACCGCGTGAACCACTCGATCATCGACCAGACCGTCGTGGCAGAGATGTACGCACGGCCCTTCTGGTACCTCCTCAACTTCCAGCAGGCCCCGTCCAACCCGTACATGCCTGTCGCCCCCGAGCAGCGTGCCATGACCGAGGAGAAGGCAGCCGGGGCAAGTGGCCGCATCTTCACCACGTCCAGCGAGGGACCCTTCGGCCAGCTCCAGCCCCCGACCATCGCGGACATGATCGGCTACCACGACAGCATCATCGACAAGATCCCCCAGAGCTTCGGCATCCCGGCGCACTACTTCAAGCCTGGGACCGGCACGCCTCCCACGGGTGTGGCCCTGAAGGTCCTCAGCAAGCGCTACAACAACAAGATCGCCCGCATGCGCGAGGACCTCGAGCCTGAGCTGGAGCGCCTCGCTGAGACCCTTGGGGTCGAGAAGACCGGCACCGACAAGGACAAGAACGGCAAGGAGGTCAAGGTGTACGAGTTCTGGAACACCGGTGACGACCTCCTCCAGGAGGCCTTGGACGCCCACGGCATCGCCCTCAGCACGATGGGCTACCCGCTGGCCTACATCGCTGAGGTTGTGACTCCTGGGGTCGACCTGGACGACTACGAGGAGGAAGAGGCACCTCCCGCTCCCAACGTGGACGACCCGAACGCTCCCACTGACATGACCGCCACGGGACAGGTCGGCACTCCGGCCACACCGGGGCAGGTCGCGTCCTACGCCCAGAACCCCGGCCAGCGCAAGAAGGTGAGGGCCTGATGGGTACGTGGAGGGTCCGCCTGCTGGTGGACGGCCAAGTGCAGCAGTGGGTCGGCGAGGCCGCAGATGGCACCGAAGCCGAAGCCAAGGCCCAGGAGGCGTTCCCCACGGGGGTCGTCAAGAGCGGCTCGCAGATCTCGTGAACCCCTTCAGCCTGATCCTCGGCTTCCTGGTGGGAGCACTGCTCGCCGTCAGCGCGATCGGGATCTGGCTCCACGAGTACACCAACATCCAGCCCCACGACAAGGAACGGAAGCACTAGGATGCCTACCATCCCCACTGGCTCGCTGGAGCGGGAGCTGAAGAAGCTCTACCTCCGGTGGGTCAATGGGCTTGCCTTCGACAGCCGTGACCTCCAGGACAAGATCGTGGACTTCACCCTGCGTGCGCAGCGGCTCATCGAGAGGGAGGGTGGGCAGGTCGCCAGCTTGGGCGCTCTGGCCGACTTCCCCGTGCCGAAGACCCTGGAGCTGTCGCCCTACATCGGGACCATCTACAAGGAGATGCAGCAGGCCGCGATCAGCGCCAGCATCACCGCAGGCCTCAACTCCCGCGAAGCTGCCCGTGCCATGTTCAAGGCAGGCATGGACAAGTCGTACCGGAAGCTGGAGAGGCTGGCCCGGACCGAGACCACCAACGCCTACTGGAAGAACGCGTTCGGCTCCATCGAGGAGTTGCCCGCACTGGTCATGGTGTGGGGCTCAGAGGAGTCCAAGAGGACGTGTGAGTGGTGTCTGGCTCGGGATGGGCTGGTCATCGCAGACAGCAACATCCGGGACCACCCCAACGGACGGTGCACCCCGATCCCCACACTGCGCAGCCGCGTCAACTACAAGGGCACGCTCCAGCCCGACGG